CATCCCACGTCGTACCACCTGATAGATTTACGATAAAAGACGAATTTTGAGCGGTGTTCTCGATGACGTCCGAGTTGTCGTCTATGTTATATATAGCTGATGGCGCTGCGTTGTAATCGCCTATTTCTAAGTTTGCAATTATTCCGCTGCAAGAATTATCATAAGATGACAACGAACCATTGTGACAAAATTGTATTGTCGTTGTTGCTTCAGGCTCATTTATTAACCCGACTGAAGCGGTCTTGGTTTGTACCAGTACATTATCTTGGGACAATTTAATATCGGTTCCATCAAATTCAATTAAAATAGTTCCTTGTTCTACGTCTGCAAATATTAAATTTAACCCTCCCCCTATATAGATAAGTAGATCACCTGCGCCCGCGCTATATATAGCAAGCTCTTTTTCATTATTTATTGAAGCTATATTCTGAGCAACAATAGCACCTGAACCTATAGCCCCAATAATGTCGAACTTTACCCTAAAACCATCACGCGGATTACTTATAAGTCTGGCGCCCGTTTCAATCCCAGAATTATTTCCTTGATTATTTCTTAGGTATCTAGTCTGTAAAACGTCTGATCTGTCTTGATACTCCTGAGCTAAGAGCCATATCTTACAACCTGAATTTATAAAGTTTGGCTCTGATCCTATTTGTATGAATGAAGGGTCTAGGCCGGTAACTGATACCGAGATTGTGGTGTCTGTAATATCTATAGACTGATTTGCTTGGCTTATTTCACCCAAAAGCCCAGCGAAAAATTCTTCACCATCTTTTATGGTTGTAACGCTGTCGCTTGTCATTCTCACCGTTTGTATAGGCGCGTCTATTTCAACCAAGACAACAAAGCGAAAAGCATTTGAAGTAACTGCTGCTAAAAACCCCGCGTCCATTAATCAATCTCCACTGCATCAAAACCAAATGCGTACAATGGGCCGCTGAATGAAGGCGATAAGTCTGAGCTTGTTTGTGATCCTGCTACTAATCTCATATAAAATGACGGGCTGCTTACAATAATATCTTGGTCATCCGCTGGCGTCTTTCTTATCGCTGGGGTTATAGTAATTGTTGCATTGCCTGAGCTATCGCTTGATACGTCACTGGCTATCATAAAAGCCTGCTGGTTTACCTCAATCCAGTCACCAGTCTCTAGCAAATTGGTCTGGTTTGGTGTCCAGCCATCGGTTACTAATGTGGTGCCCTGCTGTCCTGCTCCATCGACCTTACCGGAACCCGCCGCCGTTCCTTTTTGCGCTATGTCTGGAATTGGTAGTTTTAAGACGTTAATCGGGCCGTTTAGGGCGTTCATCTTTGCAAATAGGCGGCGACCTTCTGCGTTAGTTCTGTTGAACCATGAAACGCTAACAGCCCAACGCGATCCGGGATAATCTGTATATTGCGACGTACCACTTAGCTTGCTAGAGAAAACTTGCGCGTTATTAAGTAAGGTGATTGTCGCCGCATTTGGCGGCAAGTCTATATCGATCATCTTCTGATTGCCTTGCTTGCTGATATTGCAGTCTTGGTAATTACTGGCATAAGTGACATTATTTCAGCCTTGACGGTTTGAGAAACGCCCGTACTTATTTGGAATACAAGCGTTTGATCTACTGAGCCGGTGTCTTTGTTAGCTGTGATATGACCATCTGAACCCATTGTCAAAACCTCTGGGCCGCGCTCGCCAACTAGGTACTGTTCACCCGCTTTAACCTGACCGCCAAGCTCCCTAGAGTATTGCGTTTGATCAATTTGTGCAATTTGAACCGCTGCCAGTGCCGCAATCGAACCCGCTAATACCGGTTTAATTGCTGTAGGCACGGACTGGTCATCCAAAACAGACAAGACAGCTAGGGAGGCTGATATCGCGGCTTGTGCCTGCGCCAATCTTTTCCATGTATTGAATTGCTCTTCACCGCCTGCTTGCGCTATCTGCGCCAATGTGCCGAATAGGTTTTCAGTTGCGCCAAGCGTGTCCATGCGCTGCTGACGCTCCCTGTCGGCCTGCTTTTGCTTAATGTCTGCAATTTTATTGGCGTGCGCCTGTTCCGCTAGTATCTCGCCCCTTCTGTATTCTTCGTCGGTCGCTGCAAGCTGCTTTAACTGCTCGCGTCGTGCTTTTAACTGAGCGTCTGCGGCGTCGGTTTCTGTCAGCGTTTCGGTTTCGATTGTGGTTACTAATCGCTGGAATTTTACCGCGTTCTCTTTTTTAGTTTCGAGTTTATCCAACTCAGTAACTAGCTTAGCAATCTCTTCGCGTTGCTCTTTTGTTGCATCTGTAGAAAGTTTTGCCTGTTCTGCCGCTATTCTGTTAGCAAGTGGGCTTTTTTCCATTGCTGCAATTTTTGCAACTAGGGATGCTTTAGTGTCGTCCAGCGCTTCCTTTGATTCTATTTCTTTTTTATTGAGCTTGTCCTGAATCGCTATCTGAGCTTCTTCAAGGTCTAACCTGCGCTTTGCTATTGCTTCTAGCTCTTTCTGTGTATCTGCTGCAAACTTTGCTCTTTCTGAGCCAGTGATATCCGCGCCCAAAAAACTACTATTTGATATAAACTTCTTGTTGCGTAGCTCCTCTTCTTGTTTTGATAGCTCCTTTAGCTCGTCCGTGATTTCTTCTATTTGAAGACTTAAAAGCGCCTTTTTGTTTCTCTCAAGCCCTTCAATTACATCATTTACGCTGTCTTTAGCTTGCTCTGCTGCGTCCGATGTCGCCAGCAAGGCATTTACCAATGGCCCCGCAAAAGAGGCCGCTATGCCTGTTACAGCACCTAGCAACGGGAAGCCTAAGACGAAACCAAGGTCAGCCGATTGTTGTGCAAGTGCAATCATTGGATCGACGCCGCCTTGGACTTGGCCGACAAGCTGCTGGACCTGAATACCGGCCTGCCCTGCCTTTTGCCCGAAACCTCCCATGGCTCGGCTTGTTTTATTGCTTACGGCGCCAAGTTTTTTTGTGGCTGTCTCAACGCTTGTTATAGGCGCTATGGCATTGTCAAACTTGCCTGTAAGCATTGTAACTGCTGTGCGATACTCGTCTGCGGTCAATTTCCCCGCTTTTAGTTCTTTGTCGAGATTATTTACTTTGGAGGCGAGCGAAACGAAAGCGTTCAAACTTGAATTTGAAGACTTATTTATTTTTACAAGCTCAGAATTGAGCGAGCTAGTGGAAGCGTCTGCAAGGCCAAACTGTTTGGCCATCTTATTAATGGCCGCGCCTGTCATAGCGGATTGTATTTGAGCGTTTTTGCCCGCCAATGGCATTTTTTTAAGGCGCTGTACTGATGCCTCTACTTGGCTCGAATCTACCTCAATCGAAAGCTTGGCAATATCAACCATCATTAAACCTCTGGGAACCACGGCGCAATGCTATCTGGGTCTGTGCCGCGTCTGTATTCGTTAAGCCAAGCGCGTGACAACTCGCACATAGCACGCGCCTCGTCTGGCTGTATATTGTACTGGATAAGCTCAGACCACGCTTTAACGTCAACATAGGATACTTCTCTGCCTCCTATTATGACGCCCAATTCCTGCAACCAATCCCACAAGTAAAAAAGGTCACCCAGTGGGGGAGTGCCAGCAACCCACGAGTCAAAACGGCTTTGCTTACTGCCTGTGGGCGTTGAGCATAAGTAACCGTGAAGTTTCACATAGGTTTTAAGCTTGGCTAACTCCCCTTCCCGCTTTTTTTTTCAATCAAGTAGGGTTCTGCCACTTTAGCCGCCACCCAGAAAAAACGCGGATCATTGTAGAAATCGCTTATTGATTTTTTTGAATTGTCAAAATCGTCAATTCCTTCAATGCTAACCGTCGCTGCCTGTGCGATTGCTGAAGCTAACACCAAGCCCTCATCTTTAGATAATTCCATTCTTTCAGAATTATACTCGCGGCTTTGTTCATGGCGCACATTAACAAAAATAGAGATTTTTTCATTATCTGGGTGAATGATCTCTACCTTTTTATCCGACAATTCTAAATCGCTTAGATTCATACGTTAGAATCATCCTCAACAATTGCACTAGTAACCTGAATCGCTGAGACAATACCGGCAAAATTGCCCGTAGTAGCCTCATTACGTCGATAACTGCCAGCAATCGCTTTGAAGTACTCGATTAGTCCAGTTGAGCGAATTACTTTAACTGAAAAGGTGGCTTCTGAATCTTGAACTGTCCGAAGCAATAATTGGCCTGCATCGGAATTGATCTCTCGGAACTGTACGTCACCGCCGCCAAAATCTCGCTCGCCGTGTGCCTTTCTGACAATGCCATCTTTCAGGTCTGCTTGCGTAACAATGGAAGACGCCGCGCCCAATTCCGGAATGGAAGCCACACCTTTCACTTCTGTAAACGTAAGTGCTTCATACCCTGCAATATCTTCCGCTGTTGGGAGTGAATTACTAATATGCAGCTCGGAACCGATATTCGTATACTTATCTGGCATTGTTCTAGCCTCTTGCTTATTCCTCGTAAGGAATGTTCATACTTAAAGTTATGGCGGTATCCCGCCTTTCGATAGTGCCTAGTATAGCTGGCGTTGCTGTCGTTTGTACATTGTCATATATAACCGTAGTTTTCGGCCATTCTGATTGCACTAAACCCTCAAAGCTAACTAGCTCAGATTCCGCTGTTGGCGTCCTGCGTATTACATAAGTAAGCGTGAAAAATCCGCGTTTAACATTTCGTTGATCGGACAAAAACGGGTCATAATCGTTTGGCCTATGGTTTACTTCAATCCACTTGGCAATACCGTCCTGATCATCAACACTGGCGTCCCAGATAATAGAATCGATATTGTTGTCATCTGCAAAGCTGCGAACCTGAGCATAAAATGCCGCTTTAATATCAAAATTACTGACCATTGATTCGAGCCTTATATTCTTTTGCGGTTTGATCTACTATCTGCCGCCATTTCTGAACAGCCGCACGAGCAAATCCGAATCGCTGTTCCATTTTTAGCGCATACTTCGCAGTCCAACCGATGAATAGCACATCGCCCAACTTCATAGATGAGATGGCAAGGCTTAAAGATTTAGGCGACCAATTTTGAGGCACAAAATCCTTCGGCTTTTCAGATTGTCCTTTTGGAACTGAACCAACCTTTGCCGCTATTGAGCTCCTAAGAAATGAAGTATCTATTGGCAAGTTACCGCCGCTGTTGTAATCGGTGTTTGCGTCTATCGCTAACCGCTCGGCTGATTTCTGCACTACTGCCAACTGGATCAATTCGGTCTTCTTAACAAACCCGTCTAAGTCTTTGCTAAAACTCACGAGAAACCCCTCATAGCTTTTGACAAGTAGTCAATATTATACAGCATCACGCACCTGCACTGTATAACATCGCTTGGAAGTGCGCCGTGTGTGGTGTCTCCAGGATAATCTAAGCGCGATCCTTTGCTTGTCACAAAAAGCCCGTCAAACGGCTCTTTTTTACCTTCAAGCTGAAGGTGGTCTGGTCGCGTTCTGGTGTCGTTTGTTGCGTCCCACTCTTTCGTAATGTCAGACGCTCTCAAGTCGCCCTTATCAATAGCTTGGACAAGACCGTTGTGTTGGCCTGCCCTAAGTGCGTTTATTGCCTCATTGCGCCCTATGGTCTGCCCTCTGTACCTTAATGCCTTGTTGCGCATATTCTCGATCATTGATCGCTTAATCTTTGCAGGAACCGCGGTGCCTGAATCCATCGCCTTAATGAATGACCTGTCGAACCGCTTGTCTCTTAGTTTCCTGCTTAAATAATTAGGTTCTAAGTTATCAATTTCACCTGATGCGTTGTCTATCCACTCTGACTGCTGCAATGTTAAGCCCAATATGCCGCCGGTTCGTTTTTTTGTTATCGCATCAACTCGCCCAACTATATC